TCCCACTACCCTCACACGGGTTCGGGATCGTCTGTGACCGGTTCTGTCACAGCCGGTTTGAAGGTTTCGACGGGCTCCGTGGGGATGGGAACGGGAAGAGTCTTCTTGCCCTCCAGGAGACCCAGATCGATAGATTCCTGCCGGTTGGCAGGGTTGTCGACGAAGGCCAGCAGCTCGTCGGGGTTGTGGTTGAATTTCTTGCGGATGTCGAGCGGAAGCTCGCGGAACTTGTGTGCCGCGTAGATCACCGCGTTGAGGCTCTCCTGATAGGTGAGCGTGTTGGAGAAGTCGCCGTACTGGGCGCTAAGGCCAGGCGGCACAGACGGGACCGTGCCCGTCTTGAGCCAGGTTCTCATGATGACGTTGATGTCGCATTCTTCGACGAATGCTTGTTTGGTACGACCCTCATCGGGGTCGTGGTAGATCGCGCCGGAGGGGCGCGGTGTGTAGGCGTGTCGGATGTCGGGCATGTCTAGTCCTTCATTGTGGGGAGCCAACCGAACGCTTTACCAGCGGCGCGGCGGGCTTTGGTGAGATCGCGACCGATTTTCGAGTCGTCGAACTCAGCGATTGCACGAGCGGACGGGAGTTGGGCGCGGAGAAGCTCAGTTTCCGCGCGCAGTTTGAAGGACTGGTTTTCAGCCATTCCCTGTTGAGCGAAGGCGCGGTGCCCTTCGTAGCGCTCGCGGATTGCTTGCTCCTTCAGGAGTTCTTTTTGACCTCGGGCAAGGCGAGCTTGAGTGGCCGAGGCGACGACGCCATCGGCCGGGTTTTTGATTTGCGCGGCAGAGCCGGCGGGGGCAGCGCCCGGGGATTGCATGTAGGCCAGCATGGGATTCAGGCCGGCGTCCCGTAGATCCTTGACCTGGTACTGGTAGCGATTCTTGTACATGCGTTCTTGGAACGCGCGGTTCTTCGCTGCCTGTCTGGCAGAGGCGATCGCGCCACCGATGCCGCCTGCCATTTGCAGGCCGCCACCTGCGAGGGTGGCAGTAGATAAAGCGATAGCCATTAGAACCTCGCCGTGTGACCCGGGATGGACCGAGTCGGGATAGGCCGGGCGTGCTTGATGCGGAACTCGGCATTAAGAAGGAAGTGCGGTTCCGAGGGGACCGCGACGACGCGGTCATAGTTGGAGCTGGGCTCCTGGATAAACGTGTCGCCCAGTTGGGGCAGGTTGGCGAACTCCGGGGAGAGATGCCAGAGATCAAGACTCTGGGCGAAGTTCGACCGGAACTGTCCAGTCACCTTAGAGACCCCAAAGCGGTAGGAACTCCAGCGTTCTTGGTAACCAAACGCAGTCGAGTCAACACCGGCAACGCCGGTGGTGCCCTGGGCGTAAATCTCGCCGTTGAAAACGACTTCCTCGCCGAGGTTTGACAGCTCGGGCCAGAAGAAGTCGAAGCGGGTTTTGCGGAGGAATTGGCGATCAATTCCCTGCTGATAGATGTGGGTGTCTTCGGAGCGAGCCGAAAGGATGCCCAGGACGATGGAGTGTTCGACGAACGAGGCGTTGAAGCCGATATTCCGGCCGGTGCCGGTCGCGTAGGCCGCGAGGTTGCCCTGCGGTGTGTCCTGGGTGGGGTCTTGGCTCGTCTGGGGCACTTCGTGAACGCCCAGGCGCGCGGAGCCGCCACCGAGGTACTCGGAGCGCCATTGCGCCTCGGGCATTTGGACGCCGAAGTGAGCATGGATCAGCTCGGGTAGGCGATTGCCCCCGCGGGCGTCCCGCTCTAGGAGACGTTGTATCGCTGCCGCCTCTCGGAGCTGATTGATAGTTGCGGCGGTTGCCGCGGAAAGGTCGGCCTGGAGGCCGGTTTCGGTGCCGAAGCTGGCACCGACGGGCAGGGAGACGGCTGGGTTGGCGCCCCAAATCATGGTGTCGTCTACGCCGTTGCCTGCGATGTGTGTGTCGGTGGTACCACCGACGTTGAAGTCGATCGAGTTCGTGTTCGATACGACGGGGGCGACCGTGCCGAGCGGCAGCTCGACGGTTGCGCCCTTGCTTGGCCAGGGCAAGCAGGATGTGAAGTAGTCGTGGCGCTTGCCACGGGGTTGCAGTTCGAAGTCGGCCGGATCGTCGGGACCGTCCGAGATGAAGGAGACCCCTCGAATGAGGGAGTCCTGCATGTTCTCATCGCGATAGTGCTCGTCCCAAATTTTGTAGTACGCGCGGTGATAGAGCGATGAATGTTCGATGCCTTCCACTTGCGTGGGGAGGCCGAGATAGTCGTGCAGCGACGAGTTGAGATAGCCGCCAGCGGGGGCGGTCATCTGCGGGATTTCGCCGGTGTAGGGAGCGTCACCGGGATCGAGTTGCTCCCCCAGCAGTTTGTTCCAGTTCAGATACAGCAGACGAAGAGGGACGGCATAGAACTGCACGTCTAGGACAACGTCTGCGAAGAGAGGTTTAAGGAGGGTCGCGAAGCGAAAGAAGGTCGTCATATTGACGGCCATGGTGTCGCCCGGGAGCACTTCCTCTGCAAAGCAGGGAATGCACAGGCCCGCGTCGAATGTAGTGATCAGCTTCTTCGTTCGATCGAACGTCGAGCGGGGGACGCTGGGCGGCGGGCTGATCGCGAACTGGTGTTGGTTCTTTGAGATAGACATGTATGTGTTTTTCCTTTGGAGATACAAACATTGGGGGGGGGCAAGCCCCCCCCTCGTTTGTATCTACTCCCCCGGCGTGACCGGCGTAAGCGTGATGAAGGCGGCGGCCAGGCCGAGGCTGACCGGGGCCGCGTAAATCTCGAAGCTTGCGCTCGAGGTATCGAAGGAGCCCAGCTCGAACAGGCAGAAGTCCTCAGGATGGGCGTGCACCATGGACTCGGGATTGTTGCTCATCGCTTCAAAGTTACGGATAGCGGAAGCGGTTGTTTGGGAGGTGAATGGGACCATGAATTGCTCGGTTTTGGTGTCGAGGATTGAGAAGAGTTTTTGTGTGAGGTTCATTTGATCTGTTGCTCCGTTTTATTGCGTGAGAGTTCTGTTTGCCTTCGTAGAGTGACGCGTTCGGCCGTATAGAGTTCCTTTCGAGTGGGGCGATTGGGCTTATCGGCTCGTTTCACTTTGAGCCGTTCAAGCAGAGCTGGGTCGTCCAGCTCCAGAAGCCGGTCGAAGTAGCGCGGGGGTTGAGTTGGGATTCCACGGGAGATGAATTCGTCCGCGGGATAGACATCGGACTTGAAGCGGTCGTACCACTTTTTGCCGATGCCCGGACGTCGAGACATAGTCGTGTATTCAGGTTTGCGATTCCCGTAATGATCATCTGCCAGGGGGCCAGTGATTTTGGTTGTGATGTATCGGGCGACGTAGGCGGCGGACTCGAAAGTGAGAGAGCCGACGACGGCCAGGCCGTGACCCCATAGCTCGGTGAGCTGGGGATGGGTGTAGACGGGGAAGCCGCCACGATTTGAGAAGAGTTGCGCGCCTGGTCGTGACGACCAGTCGATGCCGAAGATTGCAGCGTGATAGTGAGGGCGAGCAGTACGAGAGCCGTACTCGCCGCAATGAAAGAAGCGAAACGGGAGACCCGCCTTGCGGACCCGTTTGGCGAAGAGCTGCCAATCGCGGAGCACGAGCGTGTTTTCGGCAGGGAGGTGTTCGGGATCGTAGGTAAGAGTAATGAAGCAGGTGTCGCGAGGGAGGTCGTTAGCAGGTACTTGCTGCTCGGCCATGATGCGGCAGGCCCATTGACGTGAATGGTCAAGGCGGCAGCCAATGCATCGGCCGCACCCGACGGTGATCGCCTGCTCGAGATTCTCGAAAGTCCCGGAAGTGGGAAAGCGGATAGTACCGGCCGGGGTGCGATAGCCCGAGAGAGGGTGGTAGCAGGGCACATCAGCGTCGGACGCCGCCGCGCATGTGGCCCCCCGTGCGCTTGGTGGGTCGGCCGGACCCCTTCTTCCAATTGGACTTAGACGACTTGCGCGAAAGCTTGCGGCGTTTCATGGGTCACCTCGGGAGGTTGGGTGTCATTGAGTATGGTGGAATTTGGTTAGTTGGGGGAGGGGGGAGACACCCCCGGTTTCTGTCAGCATAGAGCCGATTATTGCCGGGGGTGTCAGTGGGACCATTTACATCAAGGAGATGATGATCCCACTACCCTCACACGGGTTCGGGATCGTCTGTGACCGGTTCTGTCACAGCCGGTTTGAAGGTTTCGACGGGCTCC